ATAGTTTTAATTAAAATCGTTAGAAAATGAATTGGAAAACGAACCCGATTGAGGAACGTTTGTGGCTAATTGAATACTTTCCGCTTGAAAAAAAGCAACTATTTTAGTATTCAATGGCTGTGGAACTTCAATCGCCTGAGGCAAAACCGATAATGATTTTAGCCCATTCAGGTGCAGTAAAGCAAATAAGCCTTCAATACTTCCAGTGTGTTGAATTGTCAAATCAATTATAGATTGGCCGTTGTTAACTTTAGCTTGCATTTTAATAAGTTTGAATTGAATACTTCATTCCTGGTAATCGAAAGGTGTCAACATCTCGCCTTAACGCATCTTCATTGAAAACAAGAGCCACAGGAACTTCTACAATAAAGTCCTCAATGTCATCTATTTCAGATTCATTGAATAAATAAACGTCCTCGCCATCAGGTAATAAGTCCGCATCGTCGCCGTCGGGGTCGTCAACATTCCAGATGTATAGGTTTTCGTTGTCTTCATTAGCGTTAAAAATATACGTGTTTTGTTCCTGTTCCACGTCCGCTATTCGAATCATCCTATCGGTTGGGTCGTGCTGATCATTGAGGTAGTGCTCTATGTAAATTTTGAGTTCATTGAATTTCAAACGATAATTTGTGGCATTATAAAGCGCGGTTGATTCCGTTTGAACTGTATCGATAGAAGCGGTCGCGACGGTCAGCCAAGCACTAATTAAAGTGCGTCGCAAAACCATTGGCAACAACAAAGTCGTGAGTAATATGAAATCAATATAAATCATGGTACCAGATATGTGATTGTTGCAGAAAGTGGGAAATCTTCATCTATTTGGAAATACCCAGCATTCGGTGTAAAATAGTCATTGATTGCAGCGTAAGGAGTTAAGCCATACTTCGAAGCAGCGCTTTCAAATACAGGGTTTGAAACACCAGTCGCTTGTTGGATTTTATCCGTTAGCTCAGTTACTGAAAACACACCATTAAAGTTCAACCCTTTACAATAAGCGTTGATTGCATCTTCAACAGGTTTAACGGATGTGTCTGAAAGCAACTCGCCTGAGTCATTCATCACCAAAGGGTTGATATAAACGCGGTAATAGATTTTTAATAAATCTGCAGGTCGACTTACAATTGATAATTTTACTCCTGGTGGCTTCAAGAGTTTAATATATGTTACAAATGGTGTTAGTTCGCTTGGGTCACTCAACTGCTCAGGCTCACCAGAACCGTTTAGCTTAGCAACTTTTAAAACAACAATATTTCCAACTTCCGAAGCTGAGGCTAATTTCACAATTTGAAGTTCCTCATCAATTGTAGCGTATTTGTAGGCATCGTCTTGATAAACTAAATCATCTCCCAATTGAAACTTTTTAGCATTTGCAACCAATGAGGGCAAGTTCCAAGGCTTCAACTCAAATTCTTTAACGGCCATCCATGTTTTGTGATCGTCGAATATTTTTTCAAGCGTCCAAATTGAAACAGCAATAATATAAAACAAAATCGCCTCAAAACTTACGATTGAAAATTCATCTTCAAACACCGCTCCCGGTGCAAGGTCATAATGCGCTTGAATGGTTGCGTTTGCCATAAAGTTGGTGCGCAATTCTTGGTTGATTATAGTGAGTTCTCTAGCCATTTTAATAATTTGCTTTAATGGATATTTTATTCGTTTGGTAAAGCTTCAGTTCTGTAATGGTCAAACCATCCGCAGCGAAGTTCTTTCTAATCTTGTGGCGCATCGCTAATAAGTCAGCACCCAGTAACATATCATTTATTCCAACTCCGATTGTTGGGCGTTCTTTCAACTCTCCTGGTTGCAAGATGAGAAGTAAAGCCTTATTCTGTTCCAACGTTGAACCAATCGACAAACCGCTTACAATTTTACCTTCAGAATCGCGCTTGATATCAACTTTTAAGTCGCACAATTCTGAACCGTCATTCGTGTCGTTTAATTGGATGGCGTAACCTTTCATTTTAAAAGAGATTTAAACTTGGTTTCAAATAGATTTAAATTTGGAAGCATCGCAGGATTTGCAGTCGTTGGTGTTGGTGCTCCAGCAGGGTTTACATAAAGCACACTAAAATTCTGCATTAATGTTTTCAACTCGCCAAACACATCCACCAAACTCACTTGATTGTTTTTAATCATAACCTTTTTATCAGTTGAGTCAATCAACACCTCTAAGCCGTTTTGCGAATAAGAAATAGTTTCAATTTCATCAATCTGAATAATTGCTAAATCGTCTAAATCTCCAGTCAATGAAATCATTCTTACTAGCGTTCCCTTCTTTGGCGTTAGCAATAAACAGTTACTAGAGCCGTCGATACTTGCCTTTAAACGTACATCGGGAACTTCTAATGAGTCACCTACTTTAACCGTGCAAGAATCACCTTCAACCGAAATAACCTCGCCCATAATTGGCAAGTTGGAAGCAGTTCCCACTATTTCCTTCAGTAATCGTTTTATTTCGGCGTACTTGCTCATAATCTAATTCCTAATTGAATGGTTCTACTTCCTCCAGCGTCTGAAAAGTTCGTTTCAACACTTGTGCAATAGTAATTTCCTGCCTTTGGATTCTCACCCTTTTCATTCTTGTAATCATCGTCGGAGAAGTGAACCGTGTAAGTGGGCTCGCAGTAAGGAATCAACCATCCTGTAAATGAGCCTTCGTAACGATTACCACTTCTGAGTAACATTTCAGCATCAACCAAACTCTCCAAACCTTTTTGAGAGGTTGCAGAAACGGTTCGGGTTATTTTGTCACCTCCTTCAATGCCAGCTTTTGCGGTCAATTTCTTGCCGTCTTTACCTGTGCATTCGATGTTAATTTCAATCTTTTTATCTTCTGGTTTCTTATACTCAAGCGAAGCACTTTCCACATTTTGTTGCATGCGGTATTTCACTTGACCTGTTTTCAAAAGATAAGGCGCATGAATGTGTAATTCCTTCAGCTCGGTATTGAAAAAGATATTCACCTTCAATTCCTCCACCAATTTTAACAGCACATCGTAAGCCGTTGCTTGGTAAATAGTGAATTTTTCATACGTGAAATCAAAATCGCACACAACGGCGTAACTCTTATCCACCTGGTCTACTAAATACTGCGCTATTGTTTTCACAGTCGGCAACTTGAATATCTTATCCGGAACAGATTTACGGAAAACAAAAAGCGCATCCTCGCAGTTGATCACAAGCGCATTTGAATTATTTGTTATTTCAGTAATGAAACCTACAAACTCCGTTTTTAAATTAGAGTCGTAACCTAGTTTAATCGTAACTGCAGTTCCACGATTGATTTTATCTTCAATCTTCAAAACGGTATTTAACACCGATTCGGGAAGTACAATTGTAGCCGTGTCCGCAAGGTTCTCAACTGATTTTTTGATATTTACAGACGCGAGCAACTGCAACTTGAATTTCTTCCCGTTGTTATTAAATTGTATGTCGTAGTTCAAACTGTACATTAGTCAATTTCTAATAAAAGTTCGCTCGTAAAATCACTTAAACATTGAATTTCGTAGGCCTGTACATTCTCACCTTTTGTGAACGGGAATGAGAATGATTTTACAACTACTCGGTTAATTCCAAGCAATTGTAAGGGCTCGCAATAAAGTTCAATTCCTGCAGGGTGCGTGCAAAATTCCTTTAAGCGCTCAAATTGTTCAATAGGATAGCAGTCCTCAACGCTTCCAGTTTCAACTGCTCCAATCATTACTCCAGTAATAGTAATTTCATAGTCATCTTGTGACCAGTGCTCTTTGACAGTTCCAACAAAGTTTTTTGCCTTTGCCACTTTTCTTGTAATAATTGAATTGCCACCCGAAATGGAAATCATTGGCTCGTAAGGAAATTGGTAGGCCTGATTTGTTCCTGGTCGCGAAAAAGTAAGTGGAAAGAAATGAGAGGGCAATGAATTTTTATCTGCCTGCCAATTATTCAAATCTTTATAATCATTGTAGGCAATATCAATCATTTCGTCTCTAGTACTCGTTCCAAAAAATGGAATCGGAATCACAGGCAATACACGTTTCGACAATTCATTTTGAACTGTAGCAAAACGCGGTAAGCTTTCAGCTACTTTAGAGCCAACCAATGAAGCAAATATGATTTGATTTTTATCCATTTTATCCCACATTTGTTACGGCCATTCCCAAAGTACGCAATAGAGCATCGCCCACTTGCTGTTCAATTTGGTCTGCGCTATTTTGTAAATCAGTTGCTCTAACAACCAAACTTTCCACCACATTCTTAAAGTTTAGGTTGATGGTTGTTTGTTTTGTGCCTCCCGTTGCGATTGCTTCGTTGGTTGCCGTTGCCTTTCCAGTTCCACCGCCTTTAGGGTCTCCTCCAAGTCCTAAACCATCTGGAGTAAAAGTGGTTGGGTTTAATTTCTTTTGTAAATCAGTTATTTTTTTCTGCAGGTATTTATAACCTTCAGAACCGATTGCTTTTTTTGCTTTAAATCCCTCTAGCCTTTGAATTTCTGCTTGAATTGACGACTCCGTATTTAGAGGATTAACCTTGGCCATTGGTGCGTTTATCTTGGCGCTTGCAATTCCACTTGCTTTTGCAGGATCATCCACAAGGTTTAATTTCTTGCGCATATCGGCAATTTTCTCAACTCCTTTTCCTGCTAAATGTGCCATTCCTGGAATCTTCGATAAAAGCTTCAGTAATTGTTGAACCGGGTAAAGAACAGCATCTAAAAGAACAATTCCAATTCGTTTTAATCCTCCTAAAATTCCACCTGCAGTAAATGCTTGCTTCACACTTTCCCAATTGCGTTTGAGCGCCATAATGCCATTTATTACCCAGCCGATTGGTCCCATGATTAACAAAATAGCCGCTCCCCATTCTTCGTACTTTTTAATACAAGCAACGATTAAGGCAATCAATGCTACGATGGCAATGATTATTAATCCAATTGGATTTGCTAGCATGGCAGCGTTTAGTGCTGTTTGTGCTCCAGTGAGTAATTTTGTGACACCTGTAACTGCACCTGTCCAAAATGCTTGTGCCTTTTGTGCAATTGTTTGAGCGGTAATTGCTCCTGTAAAAAGGCCTGTAACAAAAGCAATAGCAACTTTACTTTTATTCATGATTGCTTCTTTTGCAATCAAAACATCAAGCCAAAAGTTCTGAAGCTTTTCTTTTGAGGTCAAAAAGGAAACGGCACTTCCAAGAAACGAAACACTACTTGAAAGCATCATATAAATTGGCTGGAGTGAGGCAATGTCTCTAGCTACATTTCCAATAACTCCTAAGTAGCCAATCATTCCACCCGATGCATTAAAAATCGATATTTTGAAATTGTCAACTTGTGCTTGAAGTTTTTTCATTTGAGCCTCTGGTGTTTTCATCGCTATTGCCGCCTGATCAAATGCCGTGTTTGTGCCAGTAATTTTTTGACGCAATTTATCTTGAGCATCAACTGAATCCAATAATATATTTGCAGATGCAGCATTTTCAACTCCAAATACTTGAGCCATTATTGTTGCATCTCCTTGTGCCTTTTTTAATTCTCGTAAGCGCGTTGTAAAAGGAAGCGAAGTGTCTGAGACAATATTCATGTTAACACCCAATGCCTTTAACTTTTCAGCCGCTTCTTTCGGTATAATGTCAGCACCAGCCATTTTACCCAAGATATTTCTCAACCCTGTTCCGGCTTGTTCGCCCTCTTTACCTCCAGCTGCCATTGCTTGCAGTGCAGCGTTTAATTCTTCAAAGGTTAACTTAGATTGTTTTGCCTGAACTCCTGAAACTTTCAATGCTTGTGTGATACCTGGAACCTCCGCCGCTCCTTCTTTAGCACCTGCCGCCATGATATTCATCATACGTGTCATTTCTTTTTGTGCTGTAATTGGGTTAGATAAATCCACGCCATATTGAAGCATAGAAGTTGTGAGTGCGTCAGTTGCTGCCATTGCATCGCCTCCCATTGTTTTGGATAGAATTCTTACATTCTTTTCCATTCCGGAAAGTGCTTGAGGAACTTTAGCAATATCAGGGCCTAAACGTGATAATATTACTTTGTAAGATTCTAATGATTCGGAGGCAGTACCGCCAAATTCTTGTGCTGAGGCGCGTGCCTTTGCGCCCAATTCATCTAACTTTTTTCCAGTTACACCAGTAATTGCTGATAAATCGGCAAGAGAACTTGAGTATTGAAGCCCAGGCTGTGCAATAGATGAAAGCGCATTACTCACGTTTTCTATTGCTCCTACCATTGCGTTAAAATTTAGGGCTCTAAATTTGTTCATTGAACCAGTCGCCTTATTAATGGCTTCATCAACTTTTACAAATCCAGCATTCACACCATTTATCGTGGCCTGAAGTTTATTACCATCAATGTTAAATTTTATATTGAAATCAACGCTAGTTGCCATTTTTGTTTAATTTTAACCCATAAATAATTCGATATGATGATTTTAGGTGTTATTGTAGGAATAATGATTTTCGGTCCATTGGTATTCACTTTGTACACAAAAGGAATTGATGAGGCAGATGATTATTTCAAATAAAAGAGGCTAAGTTCGCTCAGCCTCTTTTTTTCTAATATATTTCAACTCATTTAATCGCATTGCCCATTCTTCATCAGACAACTCGTCAGGCTCTGAAATATGCATGTAGTATCGAAGATTAGCATTTGCAATTCTTATCGAATCTACCTTTTCGTCTGTGATTTCAGTAGCCTTTAGTACTTTTCCATCGAGGACTCTTTTACCTCAATGATGTTTGCAATTTGCTGGCTCGTGCCCAAGAAGTAATCATCGTCGTTAATCAATTCCTTATCTCCTTCTACGAAGCAAGCATTCATAATCGACTCGTTGAATTTCATTGGGTCTTTTGCTCCTGCCAAACTCGCATAAGATAATTCTTTACGATTTGGTGCTCTGAAAACTGCGGCTTTACCTTCCACTTTAATAAAGTAGAATTTGCCATACTTAGCCTTTAATTCTGCTATTTTTTCGGGTGTTAATTCGTACATCTTAAATATTATTTTGCACTCTTAGTGCGATGAATGGTAAAGTGATTTCCATGAATTTGTCGCCTTGCTTCAATTCTTTTGCCGCTTCTGTGAAACGTAAACCAACGATTCGGTCGGTTCTGGACACATCAGGTGGGTTGCCATAGTTCACTTCAGCATCTAAGCTCAAGCCCATGATTGAACCATTACCAGCATTTTCCAAAGCCAACAGCTCTGATTGTAACAAAGTAACTTCTCCTTCAATAGCCACGTTACCCGATTGGATGCTGTGTGGATTGCGACCTTTTGCGTAGATGGGCTCGCGCTCTATTTTCTCTGAGTATTTAACACCACGAAAACCTGTGATGTCGTTACCTCCTAAAATGAGCGTTAAGTCTGCCCACTCGTATTGTCTTGTATCAAATGACATTTTAAATGTATTTAAAGATTAGTTAAAAGCCACGAAACCAAGTGGCACATCAATGTATCGAGCAATTCCTTTCGGGCGCACTCGCAAGTATTCCAACACAATTCTGGACGTGCTTACCAAGTTCTGTGTAGAACTGATTTTACAAATCGCTCCAAAATCATTAGGGTTTGCTTCATCAGCTGACAACTCACCGTTGTTGGTCATATTCGCTTTTATTGCTCCCAAAACACGCCCTTCCAACGTTTTGATGTAAGATGGCGCGATTGTTCCAGTATTGGTAACAGGAATGTCAGCTAAAACGGTGTCCAACAAAGTATCGTAAGCGATTCTATACGCTTTGTCAATTACTCTGCGGTTCGTGATGTGAGCATAGTCTTCTGTTCCATCAGTCGCCATTGGATCATCCGTGAAGAAATAACCAGAACGGCCATTGTGCTTGCGGAAAGAGATATAACCTTTGTCGTGTAACGCCTCCACATCAAACAATTCAGGCGCAGTATCTTTGATGAAAACGTCACCTGAAGTAATTGCACCGTCTAATACTTTACCAATGTTTACATGAACTGAGTTCTTTGCAATGCGTCCAGCTAATAAACCAACAGCTGCACCATTTGAAGTGTAGGTTCCAGTTCTTGAATCCGTGTCCCCGATCAAAACGGCTACTCGGTTAAAAGCTGAATCATTCAAATCAGGCAATGCGCTTGGAGTTCCATTGAATGCAAAACCCTCTACAATCGTGAAGATTGGAACATTTTTGCGGTTCATGTAATCAACGCAGTAAATTTGTGCAGCTTCAACTAATTCTAAAACCTCATCAGATAAACCATTTTCAACAACAACAGCTGCAGAGGAATTACGTAATGCCACAATTCCGTTGATGCTTCCGTTTGAGGTGTTTAACAACGTTTCAACCGCTCCAGTTGTTACGAACTCATCTTCCAATTTTGCCGTATAAACTGGGTCTAGTGTTGCCGCCTTTGGAATACAAGTTAACCAAATCTCTGCGCCTGTTCCAGCAACGTTAAAGAACTCTTTGAAGAATTTATGAAGCACGTGGTTTTCCACATCGTCGATAATTCCCAAGGCTTCAACCGCCGCCAAACTTTTAAGTTGGTAAGGAGTTCTGTAATCAAAAGTTGGCGTTCCTTCAGGAGCGGTTGCGTGAGCAATTACACCTAAGACACCATCGGCACTTGGTACAACCGTACCTAAGTTTCCGTTTTCAAATTCAATGTTTATTCCTGGTAACATTATGCTGGAGTATTATCCTCTTCAGAGGGAGTTTGTGATTCGTTTTGTGCAGGTTCTGCCTGAGCCGTTTCAATAAGCACTACCAATTCAGCGTTGGTTTCGTCCGTCACTTCAATGCCTAATTCAGCGGCCAAAGCTTTCAACTCGGCTTTTGTCATTTTAGACAATTTCTTTTCCGGTGAATGAGCCACAACTACTTTTTCCTCTAGCTCCTCAGGTCTTTCAACATGATTAACTGTTCTGTCTTTCAAAGCTTTCACTTTGGCGTGGTTTTGTGCTGCGTTTTCAGTATAGAATTTCTTTCCATCTGAAGTTTCAAAATACTCGTTTAACGAGGGATTTGCTTTAAAAATTTCTTTGTTCATCGTATTGTTTTTTGAACGCGCCAACGGACAACTAATGCCACCGCGGCAATGGTTAATAAAAGTGTGAAAATGACTCCTAGCCATATAAAAGTACGTTGAAACCACGTAAGTTCTTTTTCCACAGAAACAGGATAAGGAACAGGTTCGCGAACGGTTTCAGATTTGTGTGTTGATTCGTATTTTTCCTTCCACTGAAAGAAAAGTTCCTCTGCTTCAGCACGGCAGTCAACCGTTAATTTGTTGTTTTTGATGCCTACAACTGGAGCGTTTAATTTGTCTCCATTGATTGCAGTGGTGTTGGTGATTGTGATGTTTCCGCTACTATCAACGACCAAATCAGCAGTAAAGCGAGACGAATCAGGCTTTGTGATGAAAACGGTATCGTGAATTGTTTCCGTAACTTTTACCTCCACATTTCGGTCGATGTAAACAACCTCTTTTGTGGGCTTACAACTCGTCACCAGGGCGAGCAATAATAGGAGTGAAAATAAAATTCTTGGTTTCATGATTTTAATTAAAGTATAACATAGCCATTGGCATCTTTTTTCATTAGGCTGAGTTTTTTCCAATCTCCAAAACCTCTTTTCTCGAAGTGTGGCATATCTTTGAAACTCGTCCAATCTCCGCCCCAGTTCCAACCTTTGGATTTGAAAATAGCTACCACTTCCATCCAGTCAGCTTGTTTATCATCGTCCCAATCTTTGTTGGTATCCCAGCTTGCCGTTTTTCCATCAATGATAAAAACAATGTCAACGGCAAATCCATAGTTATGAATCGACTGACCTCCTTTTGCGTTGGTGACTTTTGGTCGTTGGTTGAAAAGTGCTTCCTGCTCCGCATTGGTGCGAAAACCTTGTGCAATTCTAACCTGTGCACGACCAGTTAATGCTTTGTTACATTGGTCTATGATTTCTGAAACCTCTACACGCACTGAGGGGTGTAATTTGGCTATACGTTCTTGTGTAACTTTATCAGCTTTCATGTCAGGACTTGCCTTTTAATTGTTTGTATTTTTTGAGCTCATCTGTAAGATGGTTGATTGAATCCATCAGCTCATTTATTTGAAAATCTTTTGCCTTGATTATCTCACTTGCTCTATCGAGTTCGGCAACTATCTTTTGGTAGCGCTCCACCCAATCATCAACGAGCTTTTGATAATAATCAGCGTTTTTAACTGCGTTATCAATCTCTTGCGATTTAGCCTCTGCAAGAGATTTACGTCTTGCAAAGAACCATGTAACAAGGCTCGCAAAAAAACCTGTTAAAATGGTTATCAATGCTTCTATCATCGCTTAGACGATTGCTCCGCAGTACTTTTGTTTCATCGGCAACGCGATAAAATAGTGACGGTAGTTTAAGCGGTTGGTTTGTGTTGCTGGATCAGTATCCGCTTTCGCAAAATATTGTTTTGTCATCCCTGTTTTCTTAGCAACGTTTTTAGTTAGAAAGAATACTGAAGCTTTTCTATCCGTACCAGAAACAACTGCTCCAAATGGATTTTTCTCCCACTCATCGTCCTCGTTTTGCGAGAAATAAGGGTTTCCTAAATAACTGTAGATTTCAAAGCCCGCAATCATTGGTGCAACTTTACCTTTGTTGATGTCCGCTAACAATGTAGCCATTGAGTTTTTATCGACTCCAATCAATAAGTCGTTGTAGTGATCAGTTGATAGTACCAATCTACGACCTTCCTCAGGGCATTCCATTTGATCTAGTTTGTTTTTAGCCGCAACCATGTCAGCATACGTAAATAGTCTGCGACCACCAGCCGTTACTTCGTCGCCTGTTGCAACCAAAATTGGTGTGTCAGTTGTGTCAGCTGCAGGAGCTAAAGCGTGAATTGCTTTTCTGTACTTGTTTTTCAACATCGCTCGTGTGTGTGAGCCTGTAACAGAATCAATTTTAGAGTAAGAAGCACCAATTATTTGGTCATCGGAAAGCGTTGTTACTTTCGTTTGATACTTATCTAATTGGACAATTACCTCTCCATCTTCAAACGCCTGAGAAGCGATTGGATAAGTGGTGTTATTGATTAAAACATCTGCTTCAAATGTTTCAACTGGGATGTGAATGGCGTTTAACTCACTCGCTGAGCCTGAACCCATTTCAACGACGGCTACGTCTAATTCAGGAATACCGTCTAACCACGGTGCGGATACTAATGAGGTGATGATGAAAATTACTCTTTTCAACCATACTTCTGGAAATGTACTTGGCATAATTTTTTAATTGAAAAATGATTAATTTGAAAATTTGAAAATGGAGGCTTAAGCGAATAACTTTGCGTAAGCTTCCGGGCAATCGTTTCTGAAAGCCAATTGTTGCTCATCCGTCAACTTTTGGAAATCTTCGTCTGTTTTCACGTTTGCGAAGTTACCAGTTGCAGGAATTACAGTTGCGCCAGTTAATGAAACTTTTGCCGGAATTGCTTCCAAGATTCCTTTTGCAGTTGCCAAATCACTTTTAGCAAGGCTCAAGAAATGTTCTTTTTTGTCGGCAGTGATTCTACCTTCCTGAATGGATAGGTCAACCAAAGCAGTTGCTTCTTTGTCTGCAATAGCTTGTAACTTTGCCTCAACTGCTTGACGCGCTACTTTTTCAGCATCAAGCTGTGTTCCTAAGGTCTTGTGCTCAGAAACTAATTTTTCGATTGCTGAACTTAAAGCCACGCCATCATCTGCATTTTGCAGACCTAACGCTACTAAAGTCATCAATGATAGATTTAACTTTAACATATTTGGGTTTTTGAAATTACTTGGTAAGTTTTCAAGAGAAAGTTTGATTTCTTTTTCGTCAATCAATTCTCCTGTTTCAGCATAAAGTTTAATCGCGTTGGCATTTGATGGAATGGAAACGATAGAAGCCTCTATCAACTCTGATTTTTCCAATTCAAACGTTCCGTCTGGAAGGACAACCATGAATGATCTGTCAAATGACAAGCCCATTGAAACGCCCTTTAAAAAGCCTCGGTCAACTTTTCCTGCAATTTTTTTAGCAGATTCATCTTCTAGGTCAAATTCTGGATCGGCTTGTAATAAAGCTCCTTCGATGCGAATGTTTGTCCATTTGCCAATGACTGAGCTTGTTCCTCCACCATAATGCGAATCCAACATAACAGGATTGGCTTTGAATCGCTCCAAATCAATTCCTGCATTTTTTACTCTGAACCCGTAAGAGTTCAATTTGGATTCGTCATTAAGGATGAAGGTCGGCATCAACAAAAAATTTAAACAATAACACTATGAGGACACAAAAGTGAGGGGCTTTTCACGTGTAGTCAAAAAGTTATGCAAGCCTTCCAGCATTTTTTCAAAAACGGCTTAAATCGCTTCAATTTTGTGGTTAAAAGGAAGTTATGGGAATTAGTAAAACGCAGGAGAAAGAATTTGCGCGAATGCTTTTTGTGAATGAAAAATTGTCGCAAAAGGAAATTGCTCAACGTGTCAATGTATCTGAAAGAACGCTCGGCAAATGGATGAAGGACGGCAAATGGGAACAAATGCGCAAATCAATGTTGATTACTAAAGATCACAATCTTTTCCTTTTATATGAGCAGTTGCAAGCATTGAATGAAGAAATTCAAAAGCGCGAGCAAAAGTATGGCAACATCAAAGAGGTTCAAACCATTGCGATGCTCACCACTTCCATCCAGCGATTAGAAATTGAAACATCCATTGGTCAAACAATTGAAGTTGCGAAAGGATTTATTGAGTTCCTACGCCAAATTGATGTCGATAAGGCAAAAGAAGCCACAAAGTATTTTGATGCTTACATTTTAACCAGAATGAAATAAGCATGGCAAAAACAACCAACAAGCAGTATTTACAGGATTGGCAGGCATTTCAAAAAGGAATCATTGCTTCCAGTTCCATTGATCCAGGAGAAAGCGAAGCCGAAAAAATAAAACGGGTCAAGCGCTTGGAACAAAACCCTGAGGAGTGGTTCAAGTATTACTTTTCATTGTTCTATTCTGCTGAGCCCGCCCCTTTTCATTTAAAAGCATCTAAACGTATTTTAAATAACCCTGAGTGGTTTGAAGTGCGTGCTTGGTCACGTGAGCTTGCCAAATCGGCACGGACAATGATGGAAGTACTTTTTTTGGCCATAACTGGTAAAAAGAAAAATGTTATAATGGTATCCGCTACTTTGACGGATGCCGAGCGATTGTTACTCCCTTACAAGTCATTACTAGAATCCAATCTCCGAATCAAAAACGATTACGGCGACCAAGAAAGCCCTGGCAATTGGACCTCAACGGAGTTTATTACTAAACCAGGTGTTTCGTTCAGAGCCATTGGAGCAGGACAATCTCCTCGTGGAACGCGTAAAGATGAAGTGCGCCCCGATGTCATTCTTGTGGATGATATCGATACGGATGAGGAAGTTCGCAACCCTGAGCGAATTGACAAAAAGGTGGAATGGGTAGAAAAAGCATTATTTGGAACTCGATCAATCTCCAACCCTATGTTGATAATCGTTTGTGGAAACATCATTGCCAAAAAAACAACGGTTACGGAACTTGCCAAAAAAGCCGATTGCTTTGAGGTAATCAACATTCGTGACAAAGAAGGCAAATCAACGTGGCCAACCAAGAACACGGAGGAAATGATTGATAGAACGCTTTCCAAAATAAGTTACAACGCCGCACAAGGGGAGTATTTCAACAACCCGATGAAGCGAGGTAAAGTTTTCAAGCAGTTGAAATATGGTCGTGTCCCTGCGATTAATAAGTGTGAGAAAGTGGTGGTTTATGCCGACCCCTCAACTTCTAACAAGGACAAAAGCGGCGGTTCTGCAAGTTCAAAAGCGGTTGTAATCATTGGCTATCTACACTTTCAATTTTTTGTCTATTGGTTGCGAGTAGATCAAACAAGCAATTCAAAATTTGTGGATTGGCTCTTTGATGCCAACGAATACTTGACGAAGATGAAAGTGGACGTGAAAAGAATTTGGATTGAAAACAACTCACTTCAGGACCCATTCTATGAGCAAGTAATTCAACCAGAAATTCGTAAGCGTTCAATCATTCGCAAGGCGAGGTTACCCATTTCAAAAGACATCAGGAACAAACCTGATAAATATTTTCGCATCGAGGGAACGCTAGAACCAATCCACCGTGATGGCGATTTAATCTTTGATGAAAAGTTGAAAGATACGCAAGACATGGAGCGAGCAGAAGACCAAATGTTAGATGTTTCTCCAAGCTCTAAAATGATGGACTTTCCTGATGCTTTAGAAGGTGGCGTGCATAAGTTACAAGAGGCAAACGTGGTGATGGAAAACACCTACATAGTTGGAAAACGAGTTTCATTTAAAAATTAAGATATGTTTTTAGAAAAGGAGGAGCTACAGTCTTCTATTTATCAATTTCAGCTCGACCAAATTACGGAGGGCGACGATACCATTATTGAAATGGCCATAGCAAGTGCAATCGAGGAGGTGCGAAGTTATTTAGATATTAATAACCAACGCAAAAACTCCGACGGTCGACTGCTCTATGATGTTGCAGCCATTTTTTCAGCTGAAGGAAGCGAGCGTAACCCTTTGATTTTAGCGCATACAAAAACCATTGCTATCTGGCACGTGATTCAATTGTGCAACGCCGATGTGATTTATGAAAGCGTGAAAGAGCGCTACGATAGAGCAGTTTCTTGGTTGCGTGATTTGGCAAGCGGAAAAGTAAACGTGAGCACTTTGCCTCAGCTCGATCCTGAAGGGGAAAATCCTGCGGCTAATTTGCCTTTTAGAATGGGTTCAAGAACAAAATTTAATTACGAGTAATCATGGGAATTTTAAAAAACATTGGCGAGGGTTTAGCCATTATCGAAAGCAAAGCAACAACACTTGTTGCAAAACCAAACGTTGTGAATCCAGCAAATGACCAAGCGATTTTAGCAGCTGCTCTAAAAGATGTGAAGCGTGTGTTACCTTATAAAATGAAAGCCGTTTCCAACAACCGCCAAGACATGAAAACATGGAAAGATGCCTTGGATTTGGTGCAATCGGACGAGCCTAAAAACTTCGCATTGCAGGATTTATACACACGAGTAATGGACGACGCTTTACTTTCCTCTCAAATCGAAAACCGAATGACGAAATTTTTTGGCTTGGAGTGGAATCTTGTGAACCCCAAAAATGGTGAGGCAGACGAGGAACAAACTACCAAACTGAAAGACTCAAGCGCATGGCGAGAAATCACAAAGGCGATTTTGGAAACGCATTACTTGGAATACAACTTGATTGAACTTTCCATCACAAAAAACATTGATGGTGACGAAGTAATCAACATTGAGAAACTACCACGCACACACATTGTTCCGCAGTTGGGAAGGTACTATTTCGACTATACGGAAGACAAGTTCATCGAGTACCGAAATATGCGTGAGTACGGCGTTTACATTTTGGAGTTTGATTCCAAAAAACGAGGTTTGGTAAACAAGGCTATTCCGCACGTGTTAATGAAAAAATTCTCACAAAGCTGTTGGGCAGAATTGTGTGAGATTTACGGCATTCCGCCACGCTTTATGAAAACGAACACACAAGACCCTGCAATGCTCAAACGCTCGGAGCAAATGATGAGCGACATGGGCGCAGCCGCTTGGTTTGTAATCGATGAGAATGAGCATTTTGAATTTGCACAAGGTGTAAGTACTAATGGTGATGTGTATCGTAATTTGATTACGCTGTGTAACAATGAAATGTCAATGCTTGTTTCGGGTGCAATAATCGCACAAGACACTGTAAATGGCAACCGTTCAAAAGATGAAAGCGCAAAAGATGTACTTTGGGATTTGGTGCTTCAGGACGTGGTTACTTCACAAGACTATTGGAACAGAGTTGTTTTGCCAGCATTAAAAAAGCTTGGATTTATCAAAGGTGATGTAAAGTTCAGATACACCATTCCAGAAGACCAAACGGAAGATTGGAAACGAGTAGTTGAGGCATTGCCGTTTTTTGACATCGACCCAGAGTGGGTTAAAAAAACTTTTGGAATTGAAATCATTGGCAAGAAAGAAGCTCCAGCATCCACACAGAAGCTGAATCTTGGAATTGATTTTTTCGATTAAGGGCTGAAAATAAACAAAAGACTTATTTCTCAGCCCTGCACCACCATTTAACGGAAAGCTATTCGCACACCTGTACTGTTTGTGGTGGAATTGAATTGAGCGCAGAAAACCCCTTGTTTAAAGCCATTTTAAAAGCTGCTTCAAATGCCCTTAAAAAGTTACACGAAAAGGGCAACTACGAACCAAAGGACTTGCTCGAAATTCCTGAGTTCAAGGCACTACACGACAACACAAATGCGCTGTTTTCAAGCACTATTCAATTTGAAGTGAGTAATACACTCAAAGCCTATTTGGAGAAAGATGCGTTTGTTTTTTCGGGCTTACGAACACATGCACAATTAGCAGATGCACGTTCCTATCTGAAGGATGAAAAAGGAAATGTAAGAAGTTACAATGACTTTGAGCAAAAAGTATTAAAACTGAATGCGCAGTATAATCAGAATTACCTGCAGGCAGAATACAACTTTGCAATTCAGTCAGGTTTATCAGCTGAAAAATGGGAAACATTTAGCGACGATGATAAGCGCTACTATTTGCAATACAGAACCGCAAAGGATGGAAAGGTGAGAGATTCACACGCCGCACTGGATGAAACTACTTTACCAAAGAGCGATCCATTTTGGAGTAGTTATATGCCTCCGAATGGATGGAACTGCAGGTGTACAACCGTTGAAGTTTTAGCGAGTGATTACACAAAAGACGATAGTGCTGAAGCAATTGCTAGGGGTGAAAAAGCAACCACTCAAATTGGTAAGAATGGAAAAAACAAGGCAGAAATGTTTCGTTTTAATCCAGGTGCGGAGAAAAAGATATTTCCACCTAAAAACGCCTATACTCCAAAGCATTGTAAAGGTGGCAAAGTAGATATGAGCGGATTGATTGGCGTTGCATCAATAGTGTTGAGTCTGGAGGATGAAAAGTGTGAAACTAAGAAGATGTTAGAGAAGGAAGCGAAAATACGCCAAGTTATAATTGAACGAAATAAACTCAAGGAATGGGCAAAAAAAGAAATTCCAGCCGATAAAGGAATCGAAATTATAACAAAAGTTCCTTTCCTTGAAAAATCATACCTTTTTAGAGCTGCTATTGGAAAAATAGCAACGGCAGGACATAAAAATCCTTCCGAAAAATTTATTATAGTAAGAAACATTAAAAATGAATTAAAAAATGCAAAATACATTGGATGGGCTGAAGATAGAATAATCAATGGCGTAAAGAAGCATCCAGATGTTGATTATTGGAAGTATTATTTGATTGAAAAAAATAACATTGAGCACTATGTATGTGTAAAAAAGACTTACAATTCAATCAATAAAATCTATTCAATTGAAGATAAAAATGGATTTGCGGATATAATAGGAATAAAAAAAGAGAACCCCATCAGATAACGCTTGCAAGTACAACTTGGGCTCAATGATAAGATTCTCTTCAACAAATTTACAACAATAATTTAAACCACCAAAAATGAAAGCAGAAATTAAAAAACAATCATGGGGAGTAATAACTATAGAATGTAGTAGTTACAAGAATAAGAATGGTGACACTATCTTGGAGCGAACTGTAAAATACGATGATGAGTTGTTATTACAGGACACGATGCCTTATGCACAATTCACAAAGAGCAAAGACCTTGTTTCAGAGTTTCAAAACTGGGCATCACCGAGATATAAACAAAGCAGTTGTGCTTGTGATTGCACTAATAATGCTAGTGATAACGCCAACTTTTTCGGGAAGTTGCGACTTCAAATCCTCCAATTCAAGATTAATTTTTTGAAGATTTTTGTGAAGTAATTCTTCTATGGCAGTAAATCCACCATGTCTATACAAATCAAATGCTTCCACTCTAACATCAATATTGAAGTATCTCATATTTTGTCTAACATTGATATTAACTATGTATCCTTTCCTTTCAAGAAATTCTAAAATAGCATTGAGTTGTCGAAAGTCAAAATTGTTTGGCTCAAGAACCTCCCAACTATCTATTGTTTCAGAAGTGCATAGCCATTTTAATACAGCATCTTTTTCTTTGTAAGTAATCATAAATTTTTCCACGAAAATTAATCATATAATTTAAATCACCAAAAATGAAAACAAAAATTAAAAAGGGTCAATTGATAATTGCCTTTGACATTTTAAATGAAAATGGAAAATCTATTCTTCGAAAGGATTACATCAATGGCTCAAAAAAGTTAATAGAATTGCAAGATATTGACATTGTAGATATTGGAACTGTTAGGAGACAAGTAGAAGAGCTTGTTCGGGAGTTGGCTGAATTTCTTTCTCCAAATGAGGATCACCCAAAATATCAGGATATAGACGCAATGGGACTTGATGAAAAAGCGTATATAGATGCGATACATGGGCGACTAATTCCTCGCGTTCAATGTCAAATAACGGAAATGGATAACATCCAAAATGGTCTACCCCCAAAACCCACGTCACTGAAAAAGTGGAGGGAAATAAGCGGTGCATGGAGCTCAAATAAAAATAAAAATCTTCATTCATCTGATCATTGTAATCCTTCGAGTCCTCTGTAAAATACATGTGGTTGTATTCGTAATACCTGCGTGTTAGTGCCATATTTTTTCCTCGAAAATTAATCATATAATTTAAACCACCAAATAAAGTCTTAAAGTCATAATATCCTAAAGTCTTAAAGTCATAATATCAAAAAGAAAAAAATGAACGAACTAATTAAAAACATCATTCAGGATACTAAGGTTAAATTAACTGAGGAGTTTGATAGGAACTTCGAAACCAAGTCGTTTTTTGGCGCGCCGTGGTCAGCCTCTAAAGCACCAAACCATAAAGGAACTTTAATGATGCGAACTGGTGCGCTGCGTAAGAGCATTCGGTCAAAGGTCAGTGGAACCACTATCACCTGGAGCAGTTCATTACCCTATGCCGGTATCCATAACGAAGGTGGAGAAATTGAAGTAACCGCTAAAATGAAACGCTTCTTTTGGGCGATGTATTACAAAAGCGCTGGAGCAGTTAGTTACAGCATCAAAAAGAAAGCGGCAAATAACACACAACGCAACCAACGACTATCAGCTGAAGCTAACTATTGGAAAAGTCTTGCGCTGATGAAGGTAGGCGCAAAACTCAAAATTGAAAAGCGTCAGTTTATTGGTGATCATCCGCAAGTGGGAGTAATCATTAACCACGTTATGGCGGCACATACACCCGACATTGAAAACTATATTAAAAATCATTTAAAACCTAAAAAATGAATCAAATTTTACAGGCGGTACAAAACCAACTGAGCGAGGTACCAGGAATAAATTACATTGATGAAAACACCGGGCAGTTAGATGCCTATTCACCTAACTATCCAGTGAAGTGGCCATGTGTTTTGTTGGATATAAATAACGCTCGCTTTTCAAACCTTGGGATGGATAAGAGTAAACAACCAATGCAACGTCAAATTGGGGAGTTTAACCTCGAGGTTAGAGTTGCAAATTTGAAACTTACTAATTCATCTGCAAAAGCGCCGAGCCGACAAAAGGAGCAGGCCGCAAGTATTTGGGAACTGATAGAAGAAATTCATAAATCGCTCCACGGTTGGCGACCAAACACAATGAGCGGTGCTTTGATTAGAACAACATTTAACCGTGTGCTGCGCGACGATGGAGTTCAGGAATACGCGATTGTTTACTCGAGTGATGTACAGAATGTTTAAAACAAACTCATCTGATTTGTTGGATTCAATTCGCTTGGCTTCATACCTTTGATATACATCCACTTGCGGTAACAGATAAAAATATTGTGCTTAGGGAATACCTTGTGAACTATAAAAGTATCGGGTATATCTTCCTGCTTCACTTGATTATAAACATCAAGAATGTGTTTAAACTGCCTCAATTTGTTATTTGAATTGTAAGCCATTATTTATAGAAGCACTGGTGGATGCTTCAAAAATATATATCATTAACTTACAGTTGACATTTGGTCATAAAAAAGCCGACTTGATTTAGTCTGCTTGAAAGGTTTCAAAATATTGAATCCTCAACTTCTTTGGTGATTTCTTCAATATCAATCTTTTTTCCTTCCTCTTTATGAATTTGGATTTTAAGACTTATTGCTGTTAGAACTCGAAGCTCAACTAAATGATGCTTCATGCTTACCATCCAAATTATGCACCAGATAAAAAAGAATAAAACTAGTGATGCGATTAAAACTGTTATTATTTCCATGTTATTGTTTTTACAAATATAAAAAAAAGCCCTAACCGTGTAGGGCTATCTAAAATTTGGATACCCTTTTTTTATTCAGCTAAAACAATGCTAATTGATTCGTGACAACTTCAGGTGCAGCAATACAAAGCTTTGATTCATTTCTAACTGCAGCACGACTAAACATTAAGCGCACGTATTCTTCTGTAATGTAGGCAATGCGTTCAAAAATGTATAGTTGTGATGCAAACCTTCTACGCACGTTATTGATGCTACTTTTGGTTGAGAAACCTAACATTCTTTGAATTGCTCTATAACAATACAATTTGCGACCATTGACAGTTAAGAACGGCACACCCTCCAGAGCACTCAACGGATTGTTCTTTTCATTTAAGAGTTGAAGCAAATACAAACGAATTGATTTTCCAATTTCTGAATTATCCAAAATACATAATTCTTGTGCCATTGAGATACTCAATTGATATTCAAGAGTTGGACGACCTCCTTTAGAACCTTTAGAGGTTTTTCCCAAATTTGGGAAAAACTCCAAACCCTCCTCAAAGCCATATTCTTCAATTCGTCTTTCAATCCACATTGTAAATTTTGTTGAGATATTTAATTTTTGGTGCAGTTTACGAGCATCTACATAAAGATTATTGTTTTCATCGCGCTCAACAGCGATAATTGAGGTTTTTCCCAAATTTGAGTAACTTAAATTTTCTGTTTTCATTTATTTTAATATTTTTAAATTCCTTTGAAAAGCCAAGCGCAAAAAGCAACCAAGCCTATGAATACGCACCAGAACAGTACAACTGATAAAATGAGTGCCAAAACATTTTTTTTTAATTGTTCCATTGTGCAGTGTTTAAGTAGCGTTCGGGGTATTTCTTGTTTTGCCCTGTTTTGAAGAGCAACATATCATACTTTGGTATGTGTGCAATGGCTTTAGCTCTTTCAGTGTCGCTCATTTTGTTCCATATCTTTTCGGAATCTTTTCTCCCGGAAACCTTATAAGCATAAAGGTCATAGAAGCGGTCAAAGCTCAAATCTTCCTCAACCTTTTTGATGGTAACATTTGGAACGTTCCAAAATTTCCATTTCTCTAATAACTCAAGTGTTCTCGGAAAGCGCGAAAAAAACCACGCAAACTGCAGTTTATCAAACGTTCCTGGTGTGAGTTCGTATTTCATAAGAAAACCCTCATCGTTGTATTCAAGAAGCGCATTGGCATCTTGTTTTGTGAAAGTGATTAAATACTTAGGCATGCTTGATTAATTTCTTGAATGATTCGGGTCATAACTGCAATGTCAAATTCGTTGGAAGGGTAAATTTGAGGTAGAACATGGTTGAGAACCAAGAGCGTTTTTGTGTCCAATTTGATAGAATACTTTAGCTTCGGATGCAGCGAGTTCTTCAAGGTTTTAAGTACAAGCTCAACTAAAATCTCTTTACAAAGTTTTTTTTCAAGCGTTGTATTGAAGCTAACCTTTTGAAGCGAATTCAAAGCGTTTAGAACTACAGTTAGCTCGTCTTTTGTTAATTTTAAATTCATTTTAAACAGTTTTAAAGTCCTTCTAAAAATCTTTTATACATTGCCTCGGCTTGCGTAATTACTGCAGGTAGTTCCACGCCGTCCATTTCATTAAGCCCTTTGTGGAACTTGCCGTATTTTCTGCACCAGGCATCAACAGCTTGCACGTCTGATTTACTGTTTTTTTGGTAACCCATTTTGAAGAATAGAGCTAGCAACTTGCGGCGCATTACATTCAAAGGACCATATTTTGAGTTGGCAGCGGTTGAGTGTGTCGAGCGACCATCAGAGCGAGAACCACCTTGAATGAATGTTGTATGAAGCCAAGTTGTGAAGCGCGCATATTCATCTGCGGTTAATTCCTTGAGGCTTTTTTTTTGGCCATCAGTAAACTGCTCAATGAGTTCTGAACGCTCAACGTCGAAACCAAGTTCTTTGATTGAGCGCTCGAGTGCGAAGTAGTGTGCGTAGCTCATGCGTTGATCATTGCTTTATATACACAGATGTGCATGACATGTCTAACCACTAACAAAGTCATTTTCTCATCATGAGTTGAGATGTCAACTCCAACTGGTGTGCACCGTGGAAACTGTTGATTCAATTCTTTGACAAGCTCTTGCGTTTCATTTAGAAATGTTTCCAAGTGCTTTTTTTCAAGCAAGATGTGGTCAACTTTTTTTAGAGCTTGATAGATTGCCGCTTGCAATTTGTTTTTTGTGGCGTAGGTTTGGGTTATTTTTACAAAATGTTTATTCATGGCTTAGTCATTGGTGCGGTAAAAAATAGATTTGATACAGTATTGTAAAAGAGTTCGTGTCCGGTTGGAATTTCTCCTAAATCGATGATCATTTGGCACTTTTCTAAATACTCAGCATAAGTGTCAAAAAGCAGAATTACATTTAATGTGACAATATATGATTTCTTAAAATCAATTGATTGTCCTGTGTTTTCAATAGTTTTCATTATGCTTTGATTAATTTAAAAAGTGAACGTTTCAGTGTTTTTAAATAGGTATTGTTAGCTGCAGAACCTGCAGAAATACTGATGTAATTATCAACGGAAGCATCAAATGGAAACAACTCGTCAGTACTAACACCACCATTAGCAATGGGGTCGGTGACCGCTTGTGTTACTGAACTTTGTAAGAGTTGCAAAGAGCCTTGCCAATATATAAATTCTCGGATAATTGCAAACTGAATATTAGAGGTTGTGCCTTGAACACTAATTGCAATTTGATTTGAATTATCTAATGCAGTGGATAGATTTTGTGTTAAATGCAATCTGGCATTTTTTGCAACAGAAGTAAGCGATTGAAATACTAAAACATTAATCTGAATTACATCGCCATCGGATAAGGTATTAGCAGGTATTAAAACATCTCTTAGTCTTGCAAATTGATTATTATTACTCAATGAGCCACCGATGTGAGAATCTAAAAGAATAACTCCAGCGTCGCCCTTTTCTCCTTGGATGCCTTGTTCTCCCTGTAAACCACGTTCACCTGTATCTCCCTTTTCACCTTTAATAAATGCCGGTGCAGGTGTTGGGTTCACCATCATTTCACTTTCTACTCCTATCTCAAGAAGTATGGGGTCAACGATTTCTAAATCAATTATAATTGCTTCCATAAATCTTTTCTATTTTAAAAGTTCCTTTACCGATTGTGTGGGTTACGTGCTCATTGTAGATTACAAGTTCCCAATATCTATCTCCGTTAACAGTTACAGTATCTTCTCGGTCAATTGGAATCGCTACCGTTTGCTCTCCGATTTCCATGTCATCTTGTGTTTTTTCAAATAACAAAGTGCCTTGGCTAACATTTGACCATACTGAAAATTTGATGGAAAAATCTTCTGGGTTGATTACATCAGGAAAAACAAAAGTTACGTCTGAAGTATCGCCCTGTTGACGAGTAATCGTCTTTTCTTTTTTTATTAAAAACGTTGCCATTATTTCTGATTGATTAACGCGTTAACATCTAATTTGTATACCTCCTCGTGGCACTTTGGGCACACGTACATATTGTTGATTATCACACGGAGGTCTTTGGTGTGCTTGTAGTTACAGTTGGTGCATCTGATTAACCTAACATTTTCTTTGAGTGTTGGTGTTGCTTTCATTTTAGTCGCCGTCTTCGTTATTGATTCGAGTTGATTTTGCGCCGTAAATAAGGCGGTGGAGCATCTTAAGCTCTGATAGTGTTCTTACTCCTTTGACTTCAATATCATCACCAAAGCCACCGTTAAAGATTATTGGCGCTTGTTGCATTGCGTGGTCAACTGTAACTTCAATGTCATCTTTTTTGAAGTCCTCGTAATCAACTTCTTTGTTTTTGATTGATGACTGAAACTCGAAGCCCTGAGTTCTAAGTTTAAATGGTAAATTTTTAGTGTAATTCATGTTTTAAGGATTATTGATTTTTAATTTTTGATGCTTGATTTTCACTCGAAGTGAGATTTAGTTTCCTCCTTTGAAGGAGGATTAAGGAGGATGACCCATTTAATCATCACTCCTTTCATCTTCTGATTTTCTGTCAAACCAAATCGTCAGCATTTCCCACCAATTAATAAGGCGGTAATACATATACACGATGAAACAAAAGAGTATGTAAGCGCTTACAGGTGCAACTATCAATTTAATTGATAATCCAATGTTATAGAGTACATTTAAAATCATCAAAATGTAGGTTAAAGTTGTAATGAGCACTAAGCCAAACAAGGCTTTTTGTCTTTGTTCAAATGGGATTAAATTTTTCATAGATTTTTAGTTTTAAAACTCCCCACGGCATCCTTGCCGATTGAATACAATGGGGAGTGGCTTACCAGAGCCTGATTATTTATTTTTGATTTGATTAATTTTTGATGGTTTCAGTTCCACATGCTCCTTCACTAATTTCTCCGCAACCGCTGAGGAAGGAGCTTTTATTTTAAGTGAAACTGTACTTAGTGGCGTGCCTTTGTAAACGATTTCACATTGAACCAAATATTCACGAGGTGCAGGTTGGCCAATCTTATTAATGCGTTTTGTAATTTGTTGTGGAAGAATTCTACTATTATTCTTACGCTTCCAAAAATCAAAGAATCCCATTAGATAGCTGTGAAGTTGATTTCAATTTTTAGCCATTTACCTTGATCATCTTTCGCAAAGAAGTCAAAACCATAGCCACGCAATGAAATTGAATAGGATTCTTGTATCAAGTTCAATCCTTCAACCCAACGAGGGTCGTCATATTTATCCTTATGGCTTAAAAGGTGCATTACTTTAGAATACTCCAACTCACCCTTTTCATTGCGTTGAATGAAGCTTTTCAAAATCTCATAAAGTTTCAAATCCTTTTTCTTCACCATGTCCTGCATGAAATCAGATATTAGCTCCAAGGCTTTTGTTGAACGCTCATCCCACACAGGTTGGGTTGAACGTGTGCGAACTGCTTTTAACTCACCATTTGAATGTTGCAATGAAAAACCACCTTTAGAGTTCGAACGAATACCGCCATACTCCTGCAGGCGTAATTGGTGCTCGTCAAATACTACATTTAAGTCTGTTTTAAATGACTTTAAAATGCCTGAAATGTTACGCGCTTTGGCAACCATTTTTTCAACGAGTTCGTCGCGCTCTTTTTCGTAGTTTTCTTTTTCCTTCATGCGAAGCTTTTGAGCATCCGCTTTCTTTTTGTTAAGGATAGCTTCCATTTCTTGTATGGATAGTTCCTCGACTGGTACTGGTACTGTTTGTGTTTCCATTTATTATTGATTAAAGATTACATAGTGTTCCGGAACATATTCCGCTCTTGTGTTTCTAAAAGCGTATTGCTTTTTGAGGTTGTCAAGGTCAACAGATAGGTTGTTTATTGCTCTCACGATTTCAAACCATTCTTTGTTGTCTCTGCAGTATTGAAGCTCTTTATAAAAGCCCTCTTTTTGTTCCTCCAGTGCTTTTATCCGATTCCTAAACTGTGGAATATTGCGTGGGTTCTGCTCTGGGTTCTCCTTGTCTATATATTTTGGCATCGGAGTTTATCTTTGTAGATTTTCAAAAATGTGAGGTAGCTTTCGAAGGTCAATTGGTCTAATAAAAGGTTAGACATTACCTCCACATAATTCTCCTTTACAGCTAATAAATCATTTCGAGTGATGTAGTTAAGTAAATCCTTTTCCCACTGCAAATACTCATTTTTCCACCACTTCCAGAAGTAAATTGAACGCTCTACCATTTGAATAGCTAAATCATCTTGACCATAAAATTCTTTTAGGAACTTCAATCCCAATTCATAGACAAATTGCTTGTATTCCATTTCTGAAAATGAAAATGATTCTTGAATCAAAAGTGGATTTACAATCCCCTCCGTTCTTTGAGTGTCGATGTGTGTTATTGTTTTCATGCTGTTTTTGTTTGACCGTGAAATAATGCTGCTTTGTTTTCGTCAACCGAGATAGATCCACCTGGGCAACGTCCTGATATAAATGCTTTCAATCCCTCTACACGAACGATAATTGAAGCGAGTTTTTTTGCCAATTTTGCGGCTGCAGTATAAGGTTCGCCACGTTCCTCATGTGCAACCAAAATGATTAATAAATTTGGATGTGCTTGTACGAATTTTCTAAACCCACCCGCTCTGAAATCATCCTCATATATTGTGGCGTTATCTAAAATCAATACCTCAGGTGCACGGCGCTTGGAAAGTTTAATCTCCAGTTCCGGGAGCTCTGTATATTCTAAAAAGGCAAGATTGCGATTGTGTGCTCCTATTTCTGCACGTTGGCAAGCCTCCACAAATGCGGCTGATGTTCCCTCTTCAGCAGATACATACAAGACTTTGGTAATGGTTGACAAATAGTTCGCTAATTTTAGTGTGAACCACGTTTTACCATTTTTCTCTCGTCCGTAGATAATCCAAACTCCTGAGGTTTCGGGTGCGCCCATTGATGTAAGCCAATCACCATCAAACTCAAATTTCTTGTGAACACGAGCGTAAATGTTATGTGCGCTTAAAAATTTCATTTTTGTAATAAGAAATATTGTTCAACTGACCTTCTAACTCTTCTAATATCTCCCTGCGATTCAGCGTAAGCGCGTTCAATTACATCTTCATCATCTACTCCGTTTGCCTTACAAATCAATTGTACATCTTGAAATGAAGTAGGGTCTAATGCGATGAATTTTCTGCCTATTCGTGACCACAATTCGCAGTAACCAATTTTGTCACGCTGCACACCTTTTAAAACTCTTTTTTTCAAGGCAGGAACTCCTGATAACACAAAACCACAGTGGTTGTATAAATCGTTGTAGAAGTCCATGAATAAGTCCATTTGTGGGTCTTTTAGCTTATCCATCTGGTCAATGATAATGATTGGTGCTTCCAATTCCATCACGTGGCCAATGAATGCTTCAATCATTTCTTCAGTCGTGCCAAACACTTCCATTCCACAAGCCGTTAATAATGCTTTTACATAGCTTTTTTTACTCCAGTAGTTTTTACATTCGACATAAATCACATTTTGATTCATGCGCTCAAATGCTTTATAGGCGTGGCTCTTTCCATGACCTGCATCGTAAGAAATACCAATTGACATGTGGAGTTGTTTAGATGCGCCCACCAATTCAGTAATCAATTTGAAATTAGATGTTACGGCCGTGTTCCAAGAGTCCTCGATGCGAAGTGTTACAGAAACCTTGCGCCACATTTCATCTGCGATTAGTTCCCACTTACCATTGACCATTTGAGAAATAGTGGCGTTTGAAATGCCTGCCTTATTGGCCACCTTCTTTTGGCTTGATTTGGCAACGAGTTTCTCAAGCTCGTTTACAATTTTTTGTTTTTGATTGGGTGTCATGTGTTATTGTTGTGTTTGTTTATAATCTTCCGTAAGAAGTTGATTCCATTGCGCTGCGTTGGTCTTTTGGTACTCTACCACCGTGCTTGATTAATAAGTCCTGGTCCTCAATCATTTTTTCAGTTGTCACACCTGTGCTTAGTTCCAGTTGCTTGATGTAGCGTTCGATAGCACTTATTTCGCGCTTGTCTTGGTCGATGTGTTTCATAGCAAGGGCTTTCTCTCCCTCTTGCATTAGCACAGGCACAACCTCAAATTCTTTTTTCTTCTCAGCTGTAGCAACGAATACCAAACCGTTTTCCGTTTCCTTGTATAGTTTCACAAACTGATCTAAATATTCAGGGTCGTATTTGATGATGAATTTTGTGGTCAAGTAATTCTCACGGAAAGTAATGTCAGGAAGCCCCTCAGAATCGTACACCTCGAATTTGTAAATACGGTCGTGTAATTTCATTTGAATACCTAAACCGAAATAGGTAATTGGTTCTGTGGTATCTAACCAGAACAATGAAACTTGGTCAAGTATATCTATTTCTTCTTTCATTTTCATTGGATGCGCATATACTTGATTGCGCGATTGACCTTCGAAATGAGGATGCTCCGCATTGTTCCACATATACACTATTGTTTCCCAAATCTTAATCACCTGGTCTTTAGTGTACAGTAAGTGCTTGTTTTTTTCGATGAACTCCATGTTTGGGCGATTGTCTGCCTTGCGCACCAGGGCGGATTGTTTATCCGAAAACCAAAAAGGAGAAATGTTTTGTTTTTGCAAGCGTTGGAAAATATTTTCAACTGGCGAGCTGTGGCGGTAAGCTTGGTGTGGATAATGCGTTCCACCATCAACCGCTACCATATTCGTGTACAGGTCTTGCATGATTTTAGACTTATGACCGGATTGATTATCATAAGTGAATAAATAAGGTCTGCATTTAGCTGTATTAAATGCCATTTTAACCGCTGTAAAATGGTCGCTCATATTTTCTGAAGCTGAAAGGCTGTAGCCTAATATTTTCTCGCTGAAAACGTCCACCACAATATTGATTTTGGCAAGTGCCACTTTTTTGGTAACCTCTTTTTTCGTTTTAGGGTCAAACACTGTGTCTATGAAAACAACATCCAATTTTGAACCATCGATTCCCCAGTACACATTCGGGAACCATCTGGAGCGATCTCTTGAAAGCGTGTGGCCAAAAGTATTTTGCCAATCTTGCTTCCCGTGGCGTTTTAGCATCCATACTCGTTTTTGGCGTGGCTCGTTCAACCAGTTGTTGATACCTTGTTCCGTAAGCATTGGCCATTCTTTTTTCTCACGGATAGCATCGTATTCCTTGAGCAATGCAGGAATTGAAATTTTGTTTTCTATGCAATATTTAGCCAATAACCAGTCGCCATTTTTTCCATTTCCAAGTATGATTTTTGCCGCGTTGGAAGTTCCAAGTTTTAGCGACACTAAACATTTGTAACCTACTTGAATGTACTGAGCTAGTTTTTTTCTTAAGCCCTCTTGTGAAGGTGGCAATGTATGAGGAACTATATCTCTAAAATCATTCACTTCTTGGGTTAGCATTGGCCATAAGTTGCCAACGTGATTTGTAAGATTGACTTTCATTTCTTTTCGATTTTCGCGAATGAAAGTCAAGGTGTTGAGAACGGAAGCGTTCATTGTGTATTCATCAATCAATTCATCTGAAAGCTTAATTTGAAACTCTCCATATCGGTGGTCACGAAAGAAGGTGTGAGCGCGTTTGTCGATGGTGTAATATTGCTCGAACAAAGTCTTGGAAGCCAACTCAGGTGCTTTGCCAAATTTCAAAATAAGGCAACTTTGCCAATGCTTTGAAATCGAATCCCATTCAATGAGAGCAGCAAAATCTTTACACGCTCTACGAAGTTGCTTTTCGGCGCATGTATGTTTAGTCATGCGCTGATTGATTGCCTTATAACTGATTAGGTGAAGACTTTCTTCATGCGGTTCACGGTCATTCTGCAGGAACTTTATTTTCACTCCTAGCTTTCCGTTGTGGTAGTCGTAAGGTGTTATTTTTTCAGGCTTCATATTTAAAAAATATTCAATTTTTTTTCGATGTTACCCAGTCTTATCGACTGGGCTTTTACGGCAGTGTTGCGCGTGGTGGTAACATCGTTTGTTTGGCTTCCTGCTGGGGAATCGAACCCCAGAAAAACCGTTCAGAAAATCACTACATTTTAGGTATAACTATTTGTCAATTATATTGAGTTTAAAAGCGGTTGATTTTTTGGCTCAAGGTGGCTTTTCTAGTCAGTTTGAACTCATTGAAGCCAACTTGCAAAAGCTACTTCTTGAAATTGAAAATCTTAAAAAGGAACTTACTCCAGATAGTTTGGACAGGCTTAGCAAACTTTCTAGTATTGTTTCTGGTATTAGCTCTGCGGTTGGGCTTTTTAAGGTTTAGTATATACCATTCAAATTCGTCTATGGCATTTCCGTCTCTGTATTTAGATTGAAAATAAGGATCTGCTAACTTCTCACGAATCAACTCCTCTCCATTGTAAGTTATGATACGCTCAACGTGAGTGATTTCTTCAAATTTTTTTTTGTCATGAATGCTGAAATAATTAATTGTCATTTCAACATTGATGGTATTTACTAATCGTTCCATCGCTCTAATTATTTATTTTATTTTTAGGTGTTAATTGTTAATATTGAGGTATCTAATCTTAAAATTGTAGTAATGAAAAAATTGAAATGGAATAGTACGAGTGAAAAGCACTTAGAAGATTTCAAGATTCACATAACATTTGAGTTCAGTGGCTCTGAAACTGATTATGAACTCCTTGTGGCGCATTATCACAATTTGTGTCAGTGTTACAAGCTTGAACTGATTCTGAATCATAAGTATGATGTATCAGATCAAGGTGAAGTGTATTCTTACCTGCGAATTTGGGCTCGCAAAACTCACGAGTCGCTTGTAATCCCTCCCCTTTGGTTGACAAATGTTTTTGAACTCGATGCAAAAGTGTTGCAACGATCTTTTCGAATTCACGAAGTTCTAATTTTTCATTCCCTTGACGAGATAGAGAAATACGAATCAGAATTGGCTCAGAATCATTTGGAATGGGATTAGTATTTAATTTCTCATACTCCTCTTTTAGAAACTGTGCCGTCTTGGTTGTTTTCACGCCTCTGATGGATGCGCGGAGGTAGGCATCTGAAAAACGATACTTGTTTTTGAGAGAAGTAAGAACTTCGGGATTGATTTGGGTGAGTTTTGGTGTGTTCATCGCTCTATTTATTTAAGTGAAACTTTAGCTGCTTGTGTTGTTGCCAATTCCAGTGCTAGGCTGTTGGCTCCTTCGAGCGTGTAGAACAACTTATGGAGGCGGATGCTCGTGTTGGCACGCTCAAACAATATTCCGAGCATGGTGGCATCTATCACAGAACCATCCAAAACGCGGTTCACTGCGTATTCGGTTGTGTGGCATTGTTTGGCAACCATTCTGCGGTCGGTGGTTGATAACACTTTGCGCAAATCGGTAAGCAAACGCTTAGTGGCTAATTTGTCGGCTTTCAGTTTTGCACGATCCATAACGTTGGCATCGATGCTGTAGGTTCCATACTTGCGAAGAGCTGGCAAAACTTCTGATGTAACCCATTTACTGAATTTGCGAGCTTCAGATTTGTTGCTGCGCATCATCAAAGTGTACAATCCGCTCTCTGTTAAGAACATCAAATCTCTATTTTGACCTGATGAGGAAGTTTTCACTATCAGCTTGTCTTCTTCATCTACACTTCTTAATGCTGAAGCAGTTGTTTGTTTCATTTGCATCGCATCACAAATGTCAGTGGCGCAAAATATAATTTCGCCGTTGTGTTTTTCAGTTCGCACCTCGCCAAACTGTGGGTGTTGAATTAAATTCATAGTGTATGTGTGTTTAATTGTTACTTATTTTTGGATTAGTTCTTTTTTGCTCTTAAGAAACTGATCAACCTCCTCGCAGAGTTGGTGATATTCTTTCTTGAGTAGTTCGGATGCCTCAGCTTGGCGTTCGCCTCTCACAGACATTTGAATATATCTGCGACTAAATCCGTACTTCTCCATCAATCGCACCACAACCAATCCATTTAAGTTTTGGTGGGTCCGCTTTTTTGTCTTAGTTTCGCTCATTGTGTTTATTGTTCGTTAATTATGTAGCAAACATATAGATTATTTTCTACATATAGAACATATTCTACGAAAAAAAATTACATGAGATGGAAAATACTTTAACTCGTATAAAAAAATTCCTTGATTCTAAAGGGATTTCCGCACGTGCATTTGAAACAAGCGTGGGAATGTCAAACGGTAGTTTTTCTGCTCAATTGAAGAATAATAAGACAATTGGCGTTGACAAAATTGAAAATATTCTACAAATATACCAAGAAATTAACCCAATTTGGCTTTTAACAGGTAAAGGATCAATGCTCCGAGAGGTGTCAGAACCTGACCGTATTGTGGTAGAAAAAGCAACAAATTTTTCGCTTGAGCTAAAGCAAGAGCATCAGTTACCGGTGCTAGAACCTGAGGCGGTTGGTGGTTTTGGCAACAATGCGTTTTCGTTCTCAGAGCAAGATGTAACAGATTATTACGTCATCCCAGACTTTGATAAGCGCAAGGTAGATTTCATCATTCGGCTAACGGGCCACTCAATGGAGCCTAAATTCTTGCACGGTGATAAGCTTGCCTGTAAGATCATCAAAGAAAACTCCTTCATCGAATGGAACAAGCCTCACATTATTGCCACTCGCGATCGTGGGTTTATTCTCAAGCGCATCCGCAAGTCAAGTAATGATCTAAATATGCTAATGGTGTCTGAGGACCCAAATTATGAGCCATTCGAAGTTCCAAAAGAAGAAATAACAGGTATTGCGCTCGTTGTGGGCGTTATCAGAGTGGAGTGA